GTCACTTTTTTACATGCACAGAATTTTAATTCGAGAAAAGTAGAAATAACAAAGAGGTAATTTATGAGTTTGAATAATAGAAAAGGGTCATTTTCAATAGCTTACTCTGGGAATTCAGTTTCTGATTTCGCTCCGTGGTACGACCTCACTCAATGCGTACTTGAAAGATGTGTTGTGGTTCGCGCTGAATTAATGCCAATGACAAACACGGTTGATTACAATGCGTTCTCCCCGTATTTTGACGAGGTGAAATGTGGCGAGTTAATACCTGAGTACGTGGCAGTTATCAAACAAGATAAGGACGGCCATCCTGAGTTTATTAAATTCGAGAGGAAATAATATGGGTGCTCACAAAAAACCACAGGCGCTTAGAGAGTTAAACGGCACTGCTGACAGGAACAAGCACAGAGACAATCAGGATCAGCCACCAGTGACCAGAGGAATCGGCCCAGCACCTGAGCACTTCACTGAATTGCAAAGTGATATTTGGGATTACCTGGTTGGTGTAATGTACGCAGGAGTTTTATCAGTAAGCGATAGGCCAACTATGGAAATGATGAGCATATTATTCTATCGTTTCCGCCATGGTGACTACGAAGAGAATTCTGTATGTCCTGCGCTGAATGGTGTTGAGCTATCACGCCTAGATTCCTTGATGGGTAGATATGGAATGACACCGAGCGACCGAACAAAGATTGTTGTCCCTAAGCAAGAAAAAACAAACCCATTTGCGGAGATGTAGGTGCAAGACTACTCACTAACAGCAGACAATTACGCCTATGATGTTATTAGTGGGCAGGTTCTAGCATCCAAATGGATCAAGCTAGCGGCTCAGCGTCACCTTGACGACAAGAAAGCACAGCAGAACGGCGACTATCCATACGTTTACAGTGAGGAAAAGGCGCATAGAGCCTGTAAATTCATCGAGGCTCAGTACCATACCAAGGGCAAATGGGCGCAAAAGAAGAAGAACTTACTGCTAGAGCCATGGCAGATATTCTTTGTTTGCAATGTTTTTGGTTGGCTGAAGGCTGACAGAGGTATCCGCAGATACAGAGAGGTGCTTTTACTTGTTCCGCGAAAGAACGGAAAGAGTGCTTTAGCTGCTGCTATCGGTTTATACATGCTTGCTGCTGATGATGAGTATGGTGCTGAGGTTTACACTGGTGCAACTTCTGAGAAGCAAGCCAAGGAAGTATTTACACCGGCGCAAATCATGGCACGGATGAATCCTGCTATGACTGATCACTTTGGTATTGATGTTAATGCCTCTAATATCTGCATAACTCAAAACGGCTCAAAGATGGAGCCTATCATCGGAAACCCTCCTGACGGTTCTAGCCCATCTTGCGCCATTGTTGATGAGGTTCACGAGCATAAAGACTCACGACTGATTGACACAATGATCACAGGTATGGGTGCTCGCGAACAGCCAATGATGCTGTATATCACAACTGCTGGCGACAATATCAGCGGGCCTTGCTATCAATTGCAGCTTGAAGCGCAGAAATGTCTTGAAGGGGTAATGGAGAATAACGAATTATTCTCATTGATTTACGGCATTGACCAGGGAGATGACTGGGCAGATTTAGAAACCCTAAAGAAAGCTAACCCTAACTATGGCGTATCTGTCTCTGATGACTTCTTGCAGTCGCGATTACAGGACGCTAAGAACAACGCACGAAAGCAATCTACTTTTTTAACCAAGCATTTGAATGTGTGGGTAGGTTCGCGGGATGCTTTTTACAACGTGGACAAGTGGAGACAGTGCGCAGATAAAATAAAGCTAGCTGATTACTTCGGTCAGCCGATTTATATGGGTATGGACTTGGCGAGCCGCGTAGATATTGCAGCAATTGAAATTCTTATACCTGATGGCGATGATTATATTAGGTTTGGTAAATATTACCTGCCTGAGTCGGCGGTAGAGTCAGGCAATGAAATGTACACAGCTTGGATGCGTGAAGGATGGCTTACGGTAACTGATGGAGAGATTATCGACTTCAATGTTATCAAGGAGGATATTTTAGAGCTTTGTTCTCAGTTTGAAGTTAGAGAATTGGCCTATGATCCGTTTCAGGCTACCATGTTGATAACAGAATTAATGGCTGAAGGCGTTCCGGTTGTTGAGATGCGCCCTACTGTGTTAAACTTCTCTGAGCCTATGAAGTCATTAGACGCTTTAATTAGGGCGAAGAAAATAAAACATAACTCTGACCCTGTTCAAGAGTGGATGATTTCAAACGTAGTTGCAAAGGAAGACGCTAAAGAAAATGTTTACCCTCGCAAAGAACGTGCAGAAAATAAAATTGATGGAGTTATTGCCTTGTTAATGGCTTTAGGTAGATGTCAGCACGAGCAAGAAGCTGCAATTGATTTTGATAACCTTTTATCGGTGACTTTGTAATATGGCTTGGTGGAATTTCGGATTTAGTAACGGTGGCGACACTGTAAAGACTGGCATTCAGAATCCTTTGCCAAATACGCCAACGGTGGTCAAAGATTTTGATGTAGCTATGACTCAATCGGCGTTCTGGGCTTCGGTTAGGCTGTTAACTGAAACCGTGGCAGCTATGCCTTTGGTTTGCTATGAGAGCGATGCTGCAACAACGGTTAAAAAGCCTATTGCTGATTACGACTTGTGGAAACTTTTAAACTACCAACCCAACCGATATCAAACTCGAATTGAATTTTTTGAATCAATGATGCTAAATTTAGTCACTTGGGGTAATGCCTACATGACTATTGAGCGCCTTGGTTCTCGCATTGTCTCTATTATGGTTTTGCCATCTTCTCAGACTGAGGCGGTATTACTTCCCGATGGTTCGGTGGCATATCAGTACACAGATGCTAATAGTAATATAAAGGTTTATGCTGAAAGCTCAATCTGGCACGTTAAAATCTTTGGTAATGGTATTGTTGGTCTTTCCCCTCTTGGCTACGCTGGCAATACATTAGGATTAAGTAAAAACCTAAGTGATAGGCAGAGCAAACTAGCTGCCAACGGTGGGAAAACAAACGGAATCTTAACTGTTGATCAAGCCTTAAAGAAAGAACAAAAAGAAGCTGTTAGGGAGTCATTCGCAGGATTGCAGGAAGGTAATAACGATCAGTTATTCGTTCTGGAGGCTGGTTTTAACTACCAGCAAGCTAGCCTAAGCCCGACCGATCAGCAATTATTAGAAAGCCGCCGATTCTCGATTGAAGATATTGCGCGTTTTATGGGTGTGCCATCCGTACTGATTAACGATCAAACCGCCTCAACTTGGGGTAGCGGTATCGCTGAGATTAATATGGGCTTTTATAAACTTAATCTAAAGCCATACTTAGAGCGCATCGAATCCAGCATTAAACGCCATCTCATGCCGCGAGAAGACTGGGAAACTATCGACATAGAATTTAGTTTTGATAGCTTGCTACGTGCTGACGCTGCAACAAGAGCAGAAACGGCAAGCAAGCAAATTAACTCCGCTCAAAAGGCACCGAATGAAGTCAGAGCGAGCGAAGGCTTACCGCCTCTTGCTGGTGGTGATACAATTTACTTGAATAGCACATTGGTTCCTGCTGGAACACAACAACGACAAATACAGGCGGATGCTAATAATGGAGCATAAAGAATTAAGTTTAGCTCAGTGTGAGGTAAAAATGGGTGCTGAGGGTTCGCTAAAGTTTAGCGGCTATGCCTCGGTTTTTGATGGCCTAGACTCATACGGCGACACAATCAAAGCAGGCGCTTACAGCAACACAATAGAGGGCCGCGATCGTCCTGTTCAGTTGCGCTGGAATCATTACGGGCCTGTAATTGGTAAGTTTACTGAAATTTACGAAGATGAAAAAGGCCTGTTTGTATCTGGCGAGCTAACTAAAGGCCACTCTGTTGCTGAAGATACCGCTGCATTATTGCGTCATGGTGCAATTAGCGGGATGTCTATTGGTTACGCTGTTCGGGATTCAGAGCAAGATGGTGTAGTTCGAGTGCTGAAAGACATTGAATTATTTGAAATTTCAATCGTTGAAACTCCGGCAGACAATAACGCGCACATCACAACAGTAAAAAGCGCCACAAAATTAAAAGACGTTGAGCATATCCTACGTCAAAAAGGTTTTTCACAAAAAGAAGCTACAGAGATTGTGGCAGCAGTGAAGAAAATTCACGGAGAGCGTGAAGAAGAAAAGGCGAAAGCCACAGAAGTTGAAACAATTAAAAACTTTATTAAGGAGACATACTAATGTCTGATTTAGAACTAAAAGCCGCTCTCTCAGAGATGCACGAAAAAATCGAAGCAAAAATGCAAGCTGTTACTGAGAAATCAGAAACAAAAGGCGCTGAATATAAAGCGGCCATTGCTGAGTTAGACACTTCAATCAAGTCATTAAATGATCAGATTGTAGAACTGGCTCAAAAGCACTCAGTAGCACCGGAAGCAATCGAAGCGAAAAGCTTTGGTTCTCAGGTTTTAGAATCTGCTGGTATCAAATCTTTCATTGATGGCGAAACAAACAAGGGTCGCACAGAAGTTAAGAACACTATTGTTAACTCTGGCAATGCTTCCTCTGTTCACGATCAACTATCAGGCGTTGTTCCTGGTGCCTTCCGCCAGCTGACTGTAATGCCTACTGTTATGCAGGGATCAGCAGCTTCAAACATTATCTACTACTCTAAAGAGCTATTGTGGACTAATGCAGCGGCAATCACTGCTGAAGGTGATGCTAAGCCAGAATCGACACTGACTTTTGAAGAAGTTAATACTCCGGTTAAGACGATTCCAACTTACTTGCGCGTTTCTAAGCAAGCACTAGCAGATTCTACCTTCTTAGCATCTTACATTGAGCGCCGCTTGCGTCACGGTGTTAATAACTCAGTTGAAAACTACGTTATTAACGACACTACTGATGGCTGGTTAGCTGTTGCAAACAACACAGTAACAAGTCCTTTGCTTACTGTTGATGTGTATGGTCTTGCTAACAAGATGAAAATGGAAGTTATCGGAGCAGATTACGAGCCAAGCTACTTCTACATGAACCCTGCTGACTGGGGCGTAGCTGAAACTACTCGCCGCGCTGCTGGTGATAATGCGTTCGTTGCGGCCTCTGGTGCTGTTAGCTACGTTAACAACGGTTTAACTCCGCTGCTATGGGGCTTGCCAGTTGTACTTTCAAACAACGTGCCAGCGGGTACAATGATTTGTAAGTCTATGGATGCTGACATGTACGCTAACCGCGAAAGCACTATCGTTGAAATGTTCGAGCAAGACAGCGACAACGTGACCAAAAACCTTGTTACTGTTCGGGCTGAAACTCGCGGTGCTGAGCTGGTATTTACTCCTGCTGCGATTCGCACAGGCGATATTACCGCTATCACTGCTTAGTAATAGACTGGGGCGGCTTACATAGCGCCCTAACTTTTGGAGTTTAAGAATGTATATTGCTACACAAGATTTTAGAGCTTACATGGTTGGTGA